AAAGATGAAGATCTTAAAGATGCGTATGCGTATATGAAAGCCGCAGATTATAAACGTTATGATGCTTTTTATGACAAACTGTTTGCTGACTTAACTGCTTACAATCAAACTAAGAAGGCAACTAAAAAAGCCGCAGTACGTAAGCCGCCAGCTAAAGAAAAACTAGTGAAGAGCTTGAAATATCTCAAACAAGATGCTGGTATGAAATTGGTATCAATCAATCCAGTAGACATTGTTGGTGCAGAACAGCTATGGGTTTATAATGTTAAAAATCGTAAGCTAGGCAAGTATGTAGCTGAAGACCAGGGTGGTGTGCTTGGGGTTAAAGGTACAACTATCACGGGATTTAGTGAAACTAAGAGTACACAAAAAACTCTGCGTAAACCTGAAGAACAAGTTAAAGCATTCTTAGCCAGTAACAAAGTAGAACTACGCAAGTTCTTAGAAAATATTAAAACCACAGAAATTAAACTCAACGGACGTATCAATGCTGATACTATCCTACTTAAAGTAATCTAATCCCCCTCAAGGTAGCGTAAAGCCAAACTTATCCTGTTGTCGATAATAAATACACGATAACAGGATAATTTACATGTCTGATCTACCAGCAAACGTATCGGCAACCACCGGACTAACAGCAACAAACAGTATACCTACCAAAAGTTTATACAATCCATCTACCGGCACAGGTGCAGGACATATTGCGTTTGATGCAAATTTACAAGCACAACTAGACACAGTAGCATCGCAATCAAATGCGATCACTGACTATATACGTCTACGTCTAGGCTACGGTATGATTGATGTTGAAGCCGACAAAGAACACTTTGACATGGGAATTAAACAAGCTCTATTACGCTATCGTCAACGCAGTTCAAATGCCGTTGAAGAAAGTTATTGCTTTTTAGACATTTATCCAGAAACACAAGAATATATCTTACCTAGTTATATTATGGACGTCAAACAAGTTTACCGTCGCGGTATTGGTAGTGTTACAGGTACGACTGCTAGCCAATTTGAACCATTTGCTAGTGGATACTTGAACACTTATATGCTAGTAGCAGGTCGGGTTGGTGGACTAGCAAACTATGAATTGTTTGTAGACTATCAAAAGTTAGCTATGAAAATGTTTGGTGGCTTTATGAACTTTACTTGGAACAAAGTAACTAAAAAACTTACCTTGGTACGTAAGGTACCATGGGGTGGGATCCAAGGAACAGAAATAGTAAAAGAAAGCGTATTACTTTGGACCTACAACTACAAACCAGATATTGTCTTATTAAATGATCCGCAGGCATTTCCTTGGATCCAAGACTATGCTTATGGTCTAACCATGATGAGCATAGGCCAAGCACGTGAAAAATTTGCTAGTATAGCAGGACCACAGGGCGGTACTCAACTTAACGGTACAGCACTTAAAACAGAAGGTCAAGCCCTAATTGACAAACTTGACGAAGAAATTCGTATGTATGTTGATGGTGGTCAACCAATGTGGTGGATAATGGGCTAAAACCCATTGACTCTCAGTTAATAACCTCGTAAAATAGTATTATCAATTAAGGAGTTTTCAATGAGTCAAATCATCGGTATCGTAGGCTTTATCGGTTCAGGTAAAGATACGGTTGCAGACTATCTGGTCAATTTTCACCAATTCCGCAGAGAAAGTTTTGCTAACAGCCTTAAAGCCGCAGTGAGCCAGGTATTTGGATGGGATCGAGAACTGTTAGAAGGGCGTACTAATCAATCAAGAATCTGGCGCGAAACCAAAGACGAATGGTGGAGTAAACGACTAGGCTGTGATGTAACTCCACGTTGGGTTCTACAGTATTGGGGAACTGAGGTAGTGCGTAAAGGGTTCCATGATGACATGTGGGTAGCTAGTTTAGAAAATCGTCTAAGATCTAGTAAAGATGATATTGTTATCACAGACTGTCGCTTTCCTAATGAAATTAAAGCTATACGTAATGCAGGTGGCAAGGTAGTACGTATCAAACGTGGTCCAGAACCCGAGTGGTTTAATGATGCTAAAAGTATGAACAAAGGTGCTACAAGAAATACATCGTGGGCATTAAGCAAACATCGTATAGACCAACTAGGAGTTCATGCCAGCGAAACGGCTTGGGTAGGACAGAAGTTTGATGTGGTGTTAAACAATAGCGGAACCATTGAAGAATTGTATCAACAGATTGAAGCTAATATTACTAATAGTCAGGTACAAGATCGCCTTGACGCCATCCTAAACCCTCTCGGGCAACTTCATACTGACAGTTAGCGCATATAGTTTTTAAGTTAAGAGCGTTGTTGTTATTAAAATTACCATCGATGTAGTAGACAAATAACTGCTCTTTTAACTTTGCTTTGAAGCCACACTTTTCGCAGTGTGGTTTCTTTTTATAGTTTTGTTCCATCCATTTTGGGCGATATGGTTTTAACCCTCTTTTTTTACGAATGCACGAATCGCATCTAGAACGAAAATGGACCTCTTCGCCTTTTCTGTAATTTATAGCTGCGGGCTTGGATAAACAAGCCTTGCATAAGGGTCTACGATCCATCCTGTTGTGTCTCCATTAACAAATCCAAATTCTTCTTCTAAGTACAATTTCCATTGAGCTTCTCTATCTACAGACCCAATTGGCCCGCCTTCAGAGACGTTTTCTAAAATTCCTGTATGATTAATTTGTCTTCCGTACCACTTAATCATTCTTCTTTCTATAGCGAATGCACCCAGTTCACTTAAATTGCTTTCTAAAATAATAATACGATTAATAGGTGGAGTTATTACATTTTTATGCTTTTCAAATACCCTATTGTTTTTGCCTTTTCCTATATAATAAGGGTTACTATCCTTCCTTAAATAGGCATATACGTAATACTCTAGTTGATCGTATTGAAATTGCATATAGATATTTATCATATACCTTTGCAAAGGGCACCTTAACACACCAAAAATATCAAATAGTTATAAATATGTTAAAGTAACCTATTTAGAGGACCAACTACTATGGCATCATTAATTTCACCTGGAGTATCAGTATCCGTAATTGACGAGAGTCAATACACTCCTACCAACGCTGGATCAGTACCGTTTATACTTATTGCTACAGCAGAAAACAAAAGCACACCAAGTGGCGCATTAGCTACTTATACTACTAAGGCAAATGCTGAGAAAGTATTTCCAATTACTAGTCAACGTGATCTAGTTAATTACTACGGTAACATTGCATTCCGTACTGATGACTCAGGTAACCCATTAAATGGTGACGAACGTAACGAATACGGCTTATTGGCTGCTTATAGCGCATTAGGCGTTAGCAACCAAATTTGGGTACAACGTGCTGATGTTGACATAGATCAACTTACAGGTACAAGTATTCGCCCAACAGGCAAAGCAAGTGATGGCACATATTGGTTAGACATCAGCACATCAGGTACAAACTGGGGTGTTTATGAATGGTATGATAATGCATTTACATTACAAACTCCAACAGTCATCACTGATTTAACATTATTAAGCTCTAGTGTACCACTAGCTTCAGTTGGTACTATTGGTGACTACGCTGTAGTAGCAACCAGCAGTTCTAACCCATTATATTACAAAGGTTATCAAAATGCTTGGACACTAGTAGGTAGTGATTCATGGGCAGACGTTGTTCCAACTATTGTTGGTAGTATTGCTAATCCAGCTAACTTGGCAATTGGCCAAAAAATGGTGCTTAACGGGGTTAACGTTACACTAACAGGAACAACAGTTACTAGTACAGCCGGTGATATTAACAGTGCAGGTATTACAGGTGTTAGTGCTAGAGCAAACAGCTCAGGTCAAATTGAAATTTTTACTAACAGTCTAGCTGCAAGTACTGGTAACGTAAGTTTACCAGACGGTAAATTGAAAATTACTCTAGGTACAACAATTGGTGCAACTGACAGCTCATTACGTTTAGGTCTATGGACCAACGATGATTCGGGTAATGTTAAAACATTATTTGGACCAACAGTACAATTTAGCGATTACAGAAATGTTCCAGCTTGGAGAGT